ATCTCAATGTGGATCTAAGCAAATTATCATATGACGAATTAGAGCAATTATCAATCATTCTCAAAAAAACGGAACCAGATGTTAAACAAATTACGCAGTGATAAACCAAATGACACATAAACATCATATTGTTCCAAGGCACATGACTGGAGATGTTTATGATAATTCACCAGATAATATTACACCACCAATAAGTGTTGCTATGCACGCTGCATTACATAAAGATTTATTTGAGTATTATGGTAAAACAGAAGATTTTTTGGCATGGAAAAATTTAGAAGGAAGCGCATTGAAGGGTATAGAATTTACTTTAGAATATAGAGAAAAATTGAGTAAGTCGCACCTTAACATGTCTAATGAAACTAAACAAAAAATCAGAAAATCTTTAATGGGAAATAAAAGAGCATTAGGTTATAAACATACAGAAGAAACAAAAAATAAAATGTCGGAAAAAAGAAAAGGATGTGTTTTTTCAGAAGAACATATCAAACATTTAAAAATATCTCGTAAACATCAAGTAATATCAAAGGGTAAAATCGCTTGGAATAAAGGAAAAAAATGCCCACAAATAAGTGCTGCGTTAAAAGGAAAACCACTTTCTGATGAACGAAAGAAAAATATGTCCATAGGTCACATGGGAATAATTTTTACACCAAAACATAAAAAAAATATGTCTATAAGTGCATCATTGCGATGGGCGAGGATGATGGATGTCAAAACTGCGTAATCAACTTTTGCGAGAAGCGCAGATGTCTCCATTACCAGTTATTAAAGCACTTCCCACATTAATGCAAATTGACACCGAAAAATGCAAAAGATCTTTCTTCTATTTTCTATCTCAGGCTTGGTCTATCCTCGAACCATTCCGCAAATTCACTCCGGGCATTCAGACATATGCCTTTTGTGAGCATTTACAAGCTCTCCACGAAGGCAAGATAACAAAGCTGGTAGTTTGTATGCCACCAAGATTCGGAAAGAGCATAATCCTTCTGGCATTCACGGCGTGGGAGTGGATTACTGAGCCTTGGCACCGCTACATGTGCATCTCTTACAACGAGAGCTTGGCAACAGAACACAGTCAGAAGTGCCGCAATCTCATTCTTTCACCTTGGTATCAGGAACGCTTCGGCTCCAGTTTCAAATTACAGGGCGACCAGAATCAGAAACAAAAATTTGAGAACGATCACACCGGCTTCCGCATGGCTTCTGGTCTTACAGGAACATTGGGAAAAGGCGGCGATAGACTTTTTCTTGATGATCCAATGTCCCAAGCAACAGCCGAATCTGAAGTAGAAAGAAAGTGGTGTTTGGATTTCTACGATGGAACTTTGGCTTCCCGGCTTGGATATGGTGAAGGAACGGCAACTGTGTGCGTCATGCAGCGTCTTCACCAAGCAGATATGGCAGCGCATCTTTTGGCTTTAGGTTTCGATTACCTTGTTCTTCCAAATGAATATGAGCCAGAACAAGCGCAGACCACTTCAATTGGCTGGAGTGACCCTCGTCGCCAAGGAGAACTACTTTGGCCTGATGGTTGCGGTGAAGAGGCTACTAAGAAACTCAAGTTAAGTCCATACTACACTTCTCAATTCCAGCAGCGACCAGTTCCCAAGGGCGGTAATCTCATCAAGGAAAATTGGTGGCGGTATTATGATGAACTACCGACCAAAATGGATGGATCGGATCTCATTGAAGATTTGGATGAAAAACTCTTCTCGTGGGATGCTACATTCGATGGAAAATCAAACTCAGATTTTGTTGTCGGACAATTGTGGGGTCGCAAAGGTGCCAACAGATACCTGATCGACCAAGTTAGAGGGCAATGGGATTTCACGAAAACTATCGAAATGGTCATATCCTTCTGCCAAAAACACAACGATGTTCATACCGTTCTGATTGAAAACAAGGCAAATGGTCCAGCAATCATCAGCACACTCAAAGGAAAGATCACCGGCTTAATCCCCGTCGATCCAAAGACGAGCAAGGAAAGTCGTATCATCGCTGTGACGCCGGAAATTGAAAGTGGTAACTGTTATCTTCCAAGGCCAGAGAATGCTCCGTGGATAAAAGCCTTTGTAGAAGAATGCAATTACTATCCAAAGGGCGTAAACGACGACCAGATAGACTGCGCTGCCTACGCTTTGCTTCGCTTCAAGTCATTCGCTGGAGCTAATGTGTTTGACTTCTACAGAAAACAGACAGAGGAAATTCTATCTCAAGTTCCATCTTCAAGATAGTGCTTCTCCGACCCATAAATAACAAATATGAAACTCTTTACACAAGTTTTGACCTTTGGCTCAACGCCGGTTCAAGTTGTCGCTGCAAATTGTTCTCCAGTTTGCAATGTGGCTCTGACCAATGTCGCTTTTCTTTCCGTCACGAGTTTGGTGGCTAATTCCCATCCAAGCTATGTGGGAACATCTACAGTTACCAATGATGCGTCTGGAACCGGAGTGCTGACTCAACTCCCTACCCCTGTCTCTGGAGTTATTTCAACTTGGCAAATGACGCTTGCTCCTAACAGAATTGACCTGACACAAATTTTCTTCCACGGCACATCTGGAGAAAAGATTGTGGTCGGTTTTGTGGTGGAAGACTAATGGATGTAATCGCAATCGGGCGCATCGTGGATTATGTTGTGGAGACGCAGTATGGAAATTACTGTCTTCCAGCACAGATTTTCGGACAATCTCATCCAGAATTTTATCATCTGAGGGTTTTCACTGACTCGGATGGTTCAGAATGGATTGTAAGCGCCTGTTACAGTGAAGATTCAAGACCAGGAACTTTTCATTTTAGAGAGGAACAAAATGGAATACACAATAATTAAATCGTTCGGCATTGACATGTTGATTCTTCAGGTCAGTTGTAAGCTATTGGAGGGATGGGAACCAGTAGGAAGCGCACAAGAACTTCAGCCGTCACCAGAGCATCCAGTTGCGGGTTGGTTTTTTCAGACTATGGTGAAGCGAGGCATCAATGTTAAGTAACCTCGTTAAGACCGAAATGCAGATCCGCATCCAGGATGAAGTGTTGATGAAAGAACACGACGACCAGCAGTTCAAAATGATTAAGCGCATGTATAAGCATCTTGGATCGAAGAAGTGTGAATGCGGAAAGACCATCTCAATGAACAAGCTCTTCTGTATGACATGTTTCAATAAGTTGGTCGAAGAAGGAAAAGCAGAAGCAGCAGCCGCAGAATTGAAAGCAGCAGAGGAATCGCAATGCTAACATCACTCATACTCTTTCTGTTGGGGTTGGTTGCCCTCGTGATCGGAGTTTCAATGATTTCAGTTCCGGCTGCGTGGATTACTGGTGGACTTTTCTGTGTGGTTATTGCAGTAGCACGAATGATCGCTGTTGCCCGTCAGACGCAGAATATTGGGAGTTAATAAAAAATGGCAAACGGAAAAGAAAAAAATATTGATCCTGGCTTGATTGATCTGGTGTCAAGGGGAGCTTTGGAGACAGTTCGTGGTGTTCTACCTTCCAGTTGGTTTGGTCCTGGTCAACCTCTTCTTCCTGTTGCTCCTTCAGATACCGTTCTTCGCACTCATGATTACACATATGGAGTAAATCAGTTCTATCAACCTCGTGTAACCGAATCTGGTGTCACTTACGATCAGTTGAGAAGTCTGGCTGAAACATACGACATTCTACGCCTTGTAATTGAGACCAGAAAAGATCAGGTTGCTGCACTCCCTTGGTCATTCCGTGTTCGCCCGGTAGATGGAGAAACAAAATCTCAACACGCCGAACGAAACCAGAATGATCCAAGAATCAAGAAACTGAATGAGATGTTTCGTTATCCTGATGGTGAGCATGACTTCGAGACTTGGATCAGAGCCGCATTGGAAGATGTCTTTGTAGTCGATGCACTTTCAATCGCACCAAGATGGTCAGATGAAAATAGAACTGAAATTGTTGGACTTGATATTATCGACGGTGCTACAATCTCACGCAAAATTGACATCTCTGGTCGCACACCGCTTCCACCATCAGTTGCTTACCAACAGATATTGAAAGGTGTTCCTGCCATCGACTTGACCATGCGTGATTTGATCTACCGCCCACGAAATTATAGAGCGCACAGAATCTACGGTTATTCGCCTGTTGAGCAAATCATCATCACAGTCAATACAGCTTTGAGACGCCAACAAACACAACTTCAATACTACACAGAAGGAAATGTACCAGAAGCTATTGCATCTGTTCCTGATACATGGACACCAGATCAGATTAAGAACTTTCAGGATATGTTCGATGTCCTGGCTGGAAATACCGCTAAGAAACAAAGAGTCCGTTTTGTGCCTCAATTGGATAAACTGATTCTCACTAAAGACAAAGACCTGAAGGATGATTTTGATGAATGGCTGGCAAGAGTAATTTGCTTTGCATTCTCTATCAACCCACAGCCATTTGTGAAGATGATGAATCGTGCAACCGCTCAGAACGCCTCCGAAGCTGCAATGCAAGAAGGTCTGATGCCGTTGTTGGATTACATTTCTGGTGTGCTTTCGTTCCTTGTTCAGAAATATATGGACATGGATGATATCGAGTTTGGTTTCCTGCCAGAAGAAGAAGCCGACCAGTTGAAGCAAGCACAGATCGACAAAATCTACGCCAGCTATGGTAAGGAGAGTGTAGACGAGCAGCGCACACGAGATGGTCAAGATCCAATTGGTATGGGTCCAGCCGCTTTCGTTGCAACTGGTCCTATTCCTTTGAAGCCATTTTTGGAAGGTGGCGCTATGTCTGATGGATTGCCGCAGCATACCAATCCATCCAACCCCGTCGATCAAATCAAGCCAGAGGCACAGGAAAGCGAAGAACAGCCACAAGAACAAGGGAAGGAACCAGAAGTGCCAGCCAAGAAAATGAGAGCCAGCACTTTCAAGAAGAACGCTACATGGTTCCGTAGAAAGTGGAGTTACTAATGGCTAAAAATCCGAAAATTGAAGCCCATCCATTTGACCCAACCAAGATTAAAAACGCCGCCGAAAAGAATGTAGAAGAAACGATTGCCGATGCTTTTGAAGATGCAGCCAAAGAGGTAGCCGATGATGTGATTGAGCAGTATGAATTGAAGACTGCCGCATCGAAGATAATCAACCTGCTTTCATTCAAGTCTTACGACAAGATTCCAGATGAGATTGAAAATTCACTGGAGGCGGTTTTTGGAGAAGCAGCGGAACATGCCATTGATGGTGTGTATGTGCATGTAGACGAAGATGTCAAGCGTGATGATGTATTTGACCTTGCGAACGAAGATGCTAAGGAATATGCACAATCACGAGCGGCTGAGATGGTTGGTAAGAAATGGGTGAATGGTAAGCTGGTCAACAATCCGAATGCTCAATGGGTTATTACAGACACCACAAGAGATGGCATCAAATCACTTATTGAAAAGGCATACGACAAAGGATTAACCCCGGCTGAAGTGAAGAGTGAACTGGTATCGAGCTATGGGTTCTCAAAAGAAAGAGCTTCCATGATTGCCAGAACGGAAATGAATCGAGCTTCTACACAAGGAACTTTGAATGGGTGGAAGCAGACCGGCGTAGTTGAAGGTAAGGAATGGATTTTAGGTGATGATTGGGAAGACACTTTTGAATGCGACTGCGGAGACAATGCGGACGAAGGTGTAATACCGCTGGATGATGATTTTCAATCTGGCGACGATGGCCCGCCAAATCATCCTAACTGTAATTGTTCATTAGCCGCAACGCTGATGGATGAAGATGATATGGAAAGAGAAGAAGATGATGAGTAAGTTAATTTTCAGACTCTACCAGATCGAAACACAACAAAGATGTCCAACCCAAAGATAAATAAGAGGAATGTAATTATGGCACGCACACAGACGACAAACGCACCAGTAAAACAGCCAACACAATTGGAAGCTGTTAGATTGCAACTTGAAACCATCCGCACAAAGATGGTCGAAGCCAAGTTGAAACACGAAGACAATCTCAAGAAAGCTCGTGAACTTCGTGAACTATTGACAAGAGTTGAAAAGCAAGTGATGGTTTCCGAGTACGAAACTCTTGCCAACGAAGAGTCAATTGTCATGGCTCATTTGAACGCTTTGGAAGCAGCAGAAAACAATCAGACTCGCAGCAAGATGTCGGCAGTCGGCACACGGTAAGGAGTAGAATATGGCCTTTGTTGATAGTTCAGCAGTATCAGAACAAGTAACACACTCGATCACTTCATATGTCGATCCAGAGGAAACTGTTGCGGTTCATGAATACAACAATTTTAACATTTCGTTGACCAGAACTTTGTCGAACTATAACACAGCAAAGGCAGCAGAAGTCGCAGCATTCAATACGCTGACTGCTGCAAAGTCCACTGCGGCTACTGACAAAGCTCTGTATCTCACGGCACTTTCAACATATCAAGTAGACAACAGTGATACAAACCGGGCTGCTGCGGCTTCTGCATTTTCTACATGGCAATCAGCTTTGTCCACAGTTGCCACAGATAAAACAGCATGGCTCTTGGTGTCGGAAAATACATTTCTTGCATTACAGGCTATGGGGAGTGGGGAATAATGCCGATCACAACACATGATTCATCTCAAGTATCTGAAGGAATTGACTTCTCTATGGCTGAGACGCAGAGATATCAGGATTATCTGACTGCCAAAGCTGCTGAAGTTATTGCCTGGAACACATGGATCGCTGATAAAACAAACAAAACAAATCAAGCTGCGTGGCTTCTGACATCGACAGCCGTGCAGGATACGCTTGAGCTTCTTGGTGCAGGAGTAGTTTAATGCCTCTCAAAGAAGGATCATCGAAAGAAGTGATCTCTGAGAATATCGCTACAGAGATCAAAGCGGGAAAGCCAAAGGATCAGGCGGTGGCTATTGCATACAGCGAAGCCAAGAAGCCGAAGAAAAAGACTATGAAAAACTTTAACATCACTGTCCCAATTGCCAAGATTGATGAGGCACAACGCTTGATCTATGGCATCGCAGCAATCGAACGGGTTGATAAGTCCAAAGAAATTCTGGACTACGAATCAAGCAAACCAAATTTTGAAGCATGGTCTGATGAAATTTCTAAGGCCACCAATGGTAAGTCCGTGGGCAACTTGAGAGAGATGCACACCAATTCAGCCGTTGGAAAGCTCGTTGAATTTACTCCCAATGACGCCGAGAAGCAATTTGAGGTTGTAGCAAAGGTTATTGACGATCAAGCGTGGGAAAAAGTCGCTGAAGGTGTGTACACAGGCTTCTCAATTGGCGGCGAATACACACGTAGATGGGATGATCCTGACCGTAAAAATGTGAAACGCTACACCGCCAATCCTTCTGAGATTTCTCTTGTGGATAATCCTTGTATTCCTGGTGCAACATTCGAGTTTATTAAATCAGATGGTGCCACAGAGATGAGAAAGTTTGCACCGGCATTGTCAGAGTCAGAGATTGATCGGGTAGCCACAGCAGTTTT